GCCACACCCCCCCCGATACCAAGATCAGGCTGTAACTCCTTTCGGAGGAATCAGTCCTGGACCCAGCCTGTCATTAACTTGACAGACTTTCTTGACAAGTAACCCGCTTCCCACTTGCTTGAGGGAAGGGGGGCCTCCACCAAATACTGGTGAAGATCTTGCCAAGACCCGCGCTTCTTAACTTCGAGATCTGGAACCACGATAAGATTGTGGTATTCCGTGCAATGGATGTCATTATTCCATCGCGACCTCGATTCTGCGTTACTACCCTCGCAGAAAGTTTTGAAGCGTAAACCATCACCATCACGGCTCGATACAAGGATCTTCTTCCTGTTTTTGACAGGTATCAGTTCCCGCATCGTAGCAGCTAGGATCCATAGGCCGGCAGAGTGAGCGTTATTTGATACGTCCACCCAGCCTGCTGCAGTTTCCGGTGATGTACTCCATCCGAATGAGGGGATGTATAAGGGAGTTACGTCGTAACCCCTGTATGCATCCATTCCGCAAGATTCACGGAACCCTCCTTCGTAATGTGTCTTGGACACATTTATCTTCAGCTGGTTGACTTCCAGCAGAAGTGATAGAGTCAGCAGTGATGATTTCGGCAAAATTATGTCATCGCCGAAAACCCGTACCTCCCGAGCCACCCGGTTGACATTCCGCGTGGTTGGGCGCATTCCACGATCGAACAGGACAGCAGCGATGCTGAAACCTGCATAAATCATGGTTTGCACTGGGAAGGTAACCGCGGCACCCTGTGCTCCAAACTTCTTTAACTTCAAAGAGAGGTTTGGATACGAACCAGTTGCGTCGATAATGCAACGTGTTCGAGTAGCATGGAGTGCTCTGAGCAGCGATTGGTTGCTGCTCAGTGCTCTTTCGACCGTCCAACAACTCAGCCTGTCACTAGCTGAGGATAAGTCTACGGTCGCAAGGTCCATCTTCAAGGATGCGAGCAATGCTGCATCCCTTGATGGTTCTTGTGACCTTGGGTCGAAACAGTAGCGGAGCGCGGGCCTAGACTTCCGTCTAAGCCAACGCAATAGTCCCTGTTGAAGGAACTGATGTGCTGTAGGCTCTGATGCAATCAGGCGTGGTCCTTTGTAGCTCTTTGGAACGGCGATAAGCCGAGCCGGAGGCTCCTTAGGATTAAGCCCAATTGTAGTAACATCAGAGAGGTAAAGTCGCAAATTCGGCAAAGCATACTCGCTTGCCGGAAATGTACCCTCAAGTTTTGAGGGCCAGTAAGGAAAATTAAACTTATCCTTACCTGACTTCACATCTGCTACAGCACCGGGTCCGTGTTTGGGAGAGAGGTCCAAGTATTGAACCTCTTCACATGGTACTAGCCGTGCAAAGACTGCATCGACTAGGGCCCACAACTTATCCCCTCGGGGATGAGACTGTTTACAAATCAGCTCATCCCTAAAGGAAAATTTGTAGGCACCCATGTGTCGTGATCCCAAGTGCCGAAAGGCGCTCGGAGGTCACATTCAATCTTAACGAAATCCAGTACAGCATCATGAACAGTTTGTTCAGGACACTGTATCTTAACCTTTTTGAAGAGGTTAAGGAACGTACGAATAAAGAAAACGTACGTAGGATCATCATTAAGAATCTCCCCAGATGAGAGCTTCGCGATCTCCTGCTGATAAACGCAGAGGATCGTATGCAGACCTTGAAACATCCAATGTTTCTGACGTACAGCAAAATCTTCGTCTTCGAAGATCCTGTGCAAGTCGTCTGGACCATAGAGTTTACCACTCAACACCTCATCGAACAGCTTTCCAACTGCTGGTAAGATGAGGAGTGGTATCCGGAAATCATCCCGGTACTTGATGAAAGCATCGACCCCATTGGATACTGATGTTATCAGTCCAATGAGTTCTTTGCCCACATCAACAACTTCAGCTCCGTTAGCGGAGCAATGAAGTATCTCTTTGGTATGCTCGTCAATTGACACGATCATAGGTTGTATGCTGTTTAGCTTCTCGACTTCGCACGCGAGTGCATAGTAGAGTTGCGCGACAGCAATGTTCGAAGAGTTTCCCATTTTACAGGTACCTTTTATTGGTAGCTGTGGGAACACACTTTAGACGCAATCGATGGTATATCGACCCGCCTCACTTAGGCTTCCGCATTGAAAGCAGAAAGCGCAGAAAATCGCAGATTAAGGCGAAAAGCCTTTCTTTACGATTCACGCGCGATCACCTTCGCAATACTTGCCGGCACCGCCGTAAAGTCTTGCAAGGCTGCAACAGTGTGCAAAAGCGCAGTGGAATCTTGGATACCGTCAAAAGTTTTGAGGACGGTCCATGCAGACGACGTACTTTCGTAGACGCCGTCAGCATCATAGTGTTCGATATCAAGTCGAACAAGATGAGATTCCCCAGGAGTCCCCCTCGCGGGGATTGTATGCTTAAAAGTAAGCGTCAACTTCATCTGAGTATCTTCACCGAAGTACTCAGACGAGTAGTTGTCCTGGTTGACACGCGTCATCGTAATCGAGGACGCGTCATAAGTGATGGTCAGTGTGTTATCCAACATGCTGATTTTCCTTCTGTTGGGATATGGACGTCTCACGACGTTCATTAGGACCCCAAGATGGGGCCCATGGGTGGTTCTTCCGATTTCTCAGTTAAACCTGACGGACGAGCCGCCTAAGTATGCAATTGCCAATGCCGATAGTATGCTTCGATTCCCATCCGTAAGGATTGGATCCCAAGCTATCTTCGGAGTAGGCGAGCCAATCGCAAATCTCTCCTTTTGGTGCTTTGTAGCACGTGGAGGAGTGACCGTTGACGCTTTTCCCCATGAGGCAGACGAGGCCTGATGCTGAGTAATGTTAAACTCATAGTCAGACTTAGTCTCTTTCATGAGGCACATATTGGACACGTATGAGGTGAACCCGCCGCGGTTTGCGGCTAGATAATTTCCTACGTTTGTCCAATAGTCCGCTAACCAACTCCATGGTAACGCATTCCATGCAGTTAGTAGTGAAAAACGATCAACGCCCAAGGCCCTATAGAAACGGTCCTTGGGTGCGATGTCAAGGGCATATTCGAGTTCTAGTGTCGTGGCGGCGGTGAACCACCAGTCGACTTTACGGCGTTCTAGAACATCGTACCATATGTAGTCTCTTCCTAATACTTCGGAAAAGCTACCATGGTTGACAGTGTCGGTGTAGCTCCGCAACTTACCGCGGATCTTACCTTTCTCCGACGCCTTCGTCAGTCTCACCATCCTCTTATGGATTTCCTCCGTAAGATTCAAGAGAGATATGACATCCGAGACAACAGTTGCGATGCCAAACTTATAGGCTAGGTACTGTGAGCCAACGTTGAAATTAGGTGGAATTACTTTTCCATCCTTATTCTTCTTTAGCTTCCAGTAACCGAAAGTTCGCAATGCCTCGGGAAGGTCCCTTAATTCAAATAGGAATAAGGGAACATCAACGATTGGCACCTTTGGATTAACTGCGGCGAGAGCCTTAGTTTCCATCAGTGCGATCTCGTTGTTTGTAGTCGGCGTCCACTTGGGGTATCTATACCTACCAAATGGGAAGTTATTATACGTGTAGTCTTGGTAGTTCAACGTCCCGTTGAGCCTACCAGGGTCGAACGTATAACCCCATTTCGAGAAATTATGTATTTCTCGATAAGGTGGACCTGTCAGTGAATTTTGAGAGAAGAGGAGTTGTTCATACCTTGAAGTGCCTCCGGGTTGCGTGTTTGACCACGGACTCCCGAAGACCTTCGCGGTGATGGAACCTCCAGCATATTGCTTGAGGACTCTTTCTTTCATATCACAATGCCTATTGCATACTGGGTTCCGTAATGGACCGGCGAGTTAGCCGGCGCCCCCCTCACATGAGGG